ATGCGCTTCCGGAGCGCGGCCACCTCGTCGCCGATCGCAAGGCCGGCGAGAGAACTCGGTATCGAATTGCTGACCGTTATTTCGAAGGCGCCGCCCAGCCTGCCAAAGAGGCTCCCCCCAATCAAATTAAGCTGGATGGTGAGCCTCCTATGCAGGCTGGGGGTCAGCCTGAATATGAGGCTGGGGGTGAGCCTGCTATGTCGGCTCACCCCCAGCCTGCCAGGCAGGCTACAAGTACCGGGAATAGAATCCCGGGAAATGAACACCGGGAATTGAGTACCGGGAAGGAAGATTCTCCCTCTCCCTCGCTCGCGCAAAATCCGGCGAGCGAGGCAGGCGAACTGCCAACTCCCCGCAAGACAAAATCTCCACTCTACGGCTTCGAAGAGTTCTGGAACGCGTACCCCGTCGCGTTGGCAAGTTTGCAGCCATGAAGGCATTCGAACGGGCTGTACGAAGCGGAGCGGCTCCCGAGCAGATCACGACTGCCGCGAACCGCTTCGCGGCGGAACGGGCGCGTGAACCCGATCCGGCACAGCGGGAACGCTTCACGCCCCATCCGGCGACATGGCTTAATCGGGGAAGTTGGGCTGACGATCCGGAGCCGCGCGCCCCGACGTCCTTCGAGAGCTTGCCGATCTTCGAAAGCGCGCCTCTCCGTCGCAATCCGCGTGAAGGACGCGGCTTCCGCATCATGCGCGTCGAGGAGTTTCTGCAATGAACCTCCCCGAGAACGTCACGCGCATCGCGCCGCCGAAACCCAAATCCGTCGGGGAGAAAACCGCGCTAGCGGTACTCCAAGATCGCTTCGGCGGCGTCGCGCAGCTCGTCGCACGTCGCAACGACCAGCTCTTCCGAGCGAATCTGTCCAACATGACGGAACTTCGCAGCTGCTTCGCGGGAGACCGCGAGCGCGCCAGGGCGCGCCTGGAGAAGATCCCGTCTCGCGAGCTTCTCGAGGAGCAGCGCGAAGCGCTTCGCGCTTCGCTCTACGAGCCCGCGAGCGAGCGATCCTGGGGCTCATGCTCGAGGGAATCCCCGCGGCCGCGTCTGGCGCAACGCAGTCATACGGCGACGCGCTGGCGTTCGCAGTCATCCATGCGGACGACGACCGCGACCCGGAAGCCTATCCTCGCTGGCGCGGCTTCTCGACGGCTGTGCTCTTCGCGGCAACGCGACGGATCTGGACGACGTCGACGTTCACGCCGTCGATCGCAGAGGTCATCAAGACTGCGCGCGAGGTGAGAGCCGACTACTACGCGGCGCTCGCCAGGACGAACAGGCTGCTCGAATTGCGCGCCAACGCTCGAGACGTCATCGCGGACACGCGGCGCGTGATGTGCCCGGATGACTTGCACGAAGACGACGTTCCGTTCTGACGGCGGCCGACGAGGATCCGCGTTCTCGCGGGTCCTTCCTGGAGCGGGTTCGTATGCGGTCAAACGGAGCCCGCCAAAACGCCAGTGACAGCAACTTTTCGAGCCTAAAGTTTAGGGTGCTAACCTAAAGTAGAATCCTCTATGGAGACGATGCGGAAAAGTGAGTTTGCGAAGTCGCATGGCGTGTCGCCAGGCCGCGTGAGCCAATGGCTCTCGGAGGGCTTGATATCAGGCGACGCGATTGTCGGCGTGGGGCGGTCGGCGCGCATTGTCGTCAAAATAGCGAACGAGCAGCTCCGCGAACGCCTCGATCAAACGCGCCGCATTGCGTTCAATCAAAGCGAACAGCCGAAGGCCGCGAGGCCGAAGGAAGATATGCTCGCTGATCCGGAATTCTCGTCTAAGCGCGCCGAGCGCGAGACCCTTCAGGCCGAACTGATCCGACTGCGTCTCGCGCGTGCCCGAGGGGAATTGATTTCGCGCGGCGCGCAGCTCGCGGCTTTTGAGGCTGCCGGCGCGCTGGTCGCGCGATCATGGCAGGCGTTGCCGACATGGGCCGAGGAAGTTTTTGCCGTGGCCCAGCAGGGCGTGCCGGCACTGACAGCCTGGCTGCGCGCCAAGGCGAATGAGCAGTGCAATCAGATCGCAGCACTTCTCGCCGAGCCTGAAGGCGAAGGAGGAGCCCATGACCACGACACTGGCGATGGCGCCGGGTAGGCCGACTTGACATGACCCAGGCTGCCTTTCGAAGGCGATGCATCGCGGAGGCCTATCGCGCGCTCGCTGAATTTTACGACGACGAGGCCCGACGTCTTGAGGCGCGGGAACGCGAAGACGCGATCATTGATGCGCTGAAACTTTACGAAGGCGCGCTGACCTCACGCGTCAAGCAGCTCGAAACCGACCTCGATAGATATCTTGGCGCTGCCTGGTTGCGAGAACGCGGTCGCGGAAGTCCGCCCGCCGAGGCGTCGCCGAAGCGTCGGGCACTGCATCGAATCGCCAGATCGCGCGATGGCGAAGGCCTCAGATTTCGCAGGATGTTCGATATCGCATCCAAATGCAGTCGAGCGCGATTGCGATTGCATTTGGATCGGTGCGACTTTTGAGTCGAAGCAGAGAACGGGCAGGAACAACATGAGCGTTTTCGATTTCCTCAAACCTCCGAAGAAAGGCGCGCCGACGACGCAGATCGCCGAGCTTGAATCGTCGCTCGCCCGTCTGCGCGCCGAACGCAAGGACGTCGAGGGGGTCGTCGAAGCGCACGCGCCGCAGCGTGCGGCGATGTTGCTTTCGGACGCAGCCGACGCGGATATCGTCAAACTGGACGCCGACGCCGATCTTGCGCGGATTCGCCTGGAACGGTTGGAGTTGGCCGAGCTGGAACTGACGGATCGCCTGGAGCGCGTGCGCGACAAATCCGATCGCGAACAGCTTGCCAGCGAACACGAGCGCGCAGATTTGGCTATCGAGGAAAAGGCGAAGGCGCTGGAAGCGCCGATCAACGCGCTTGCGGTGGCGTTCGCGGATCTCGTGCAGGCAATTCCGGCCGAAACCTTCCTGGAAAAATTCTCGGAGCATCACACGACATCGCAGCCGGCCACTCCTGAAGATGTAGGGCGAGCGATCCTCGGAAATGCGCTGTACGTCGCGGCGCCATCGATTTTTGAAATACGGAAATGTGGCCGCAGTTTCTCGGGTTATGGGGCCGGCGTTGAGCGCGCGCTAAACGTCCATACATTCAGCAATGGCTTGGTGACTCCACACAATAAGGGCCTTGTCGGCGAAGAGTGCGAGATTCATCAGGCTCCAAGCGCAGCCCAACAGCTCATCGTCGCGCCGTTGCGCCAGAGGGCCAGGGCTCTGCGCGCCGGCGCCACCGAGCGCTTCGCGACGGTAGAGTAACCCGGGCGGCGTTTTCTCCATGCGCCAACCGGCGGGCGCGCCGATCCTGTCCTTAGTCGGCGCGCCCATTTCAAACCGAAAAGGGTAGCGCAAATGATGACGATAAAGGAAGCCGAGCAGATTGGGGCTCGCGCAGGGCTCCTTGGCGATGGCAAGCCGAAGGGCTTCGAGCAATGGCCCGGCCCGGCGCAGGCCGCGTATTCGGAAAGCTACGCACGCGGCCGTCACTGCCGGCAGGTCGCGGAAGGCAAAGAGCGCGTAGCCGCTCCAGAGCCGAACATCCCCAACGAAACGACGACGCGCGAGCAGCTCGCCGCCGAGTTTCAGCGGCGCGCAGACCTGCAGCAAGAATTTGTTTCGGAGGCCGGCTTCATCGCTTACGCGATGGCGGAGCGCGCCGGCAAGGCGAGACGCATCACCGACCGCGTGGCGTATTCGAGCCGTTGAGAGCGAGCGGTTGCTCGTCGCTGCATCGTGAAGCAATACCTGGCGCGCGACTTCCGAGCCAAAACAAGCGATGACGCGCGAGCGCTTATTCAGCCGCTGGAAGTTTCTCGGCTTGTTGCTTGATTTGTAGCAGTTTCGCCTTATCGGCTTCGGTCAGCGTGGCGGAGACGGGGCAGCCCTTGTCCATGATGGCATCCACGAGAACGGGCTCTTCACGGCCCGGCGCGTATGGAAGTTGAGAAAACTTCGGCAGCCCGCGCAGAATGTAGATCGCGTCCTCGTCGTCGGCGCAAAAGAGTTGGCGCATGATCGCAGCAAGGGCTTTTGCCAGCCGGTTTCCGTTCAGATACTACAGCTGACGATTTGGAGCGGCCAGGCGCGTTCACTCATACGCCTTTTCTCAGCTCTCGCGATGTGTATCATGACCTGCGCCTGCCGACCGGCAGGCTAGCCTTGCCCGCAGCTGCACAGCTGCGGGCTTTTTTGCGCTCGTGTGCAGCGCTAAACCGTTTGCTCTTGTTCGGGCTTGTCGAGGACGGTGATGTCGAACACGACATCGAGCGGCGTTCCCCATTCGACTTGTGCGAAAAATTCGACGCCGTTGGCCTCAACATTGCTGCCATGCGGACGAATGTTCTTCACGAAAATCGGCGCGGCGCCGCGATGTTTGCTTTTGCCGCCGATCGTCGTGCTCGGCTTCCACTCGCAGGCCGAGATGTGAACAACGGACTGCGACGTGATCGGATCCCAGTTGAAATTCAGCCAGCCGGTGGCGACGGATTTCCACCACACGCGAATAGTTCGATTAGCCATTTAAATCACTCCCTTTCGCAAGCAATAACTTGAGGTTGACGTTTCGAACTTCGCATTGGCGTTAGCAATGCGCCGCCGGCTCGTCGCTCTTGCGAGCGCCGCTGTTCGTCCCGGCCGAGGCGGTTTGAACTGTGAGTGGCTGTCTATCGGCTCAGTAGCATGCGCGCCTTTTCGACGCTTGCTCCGTTCGGATGAGGGCCTAAGCGTCGACATCCACAAAGTCGGCGCCGTCTGCATCTCAACGGACGGCGCCGCAGGACCCTATAAGTCACCGCTGCTGGCTTCGCCTAAGTCTCCGTTCTGCGCAAATCCGAGAGGGTCACATGATTGCGGGCAGGTGAACGGCTCGCACATCGTTTCATTCGGCTGGCAGGAGGTCATCGAAGGGTCGCAGCTTTGAGGGCACGGCCCACAAAGCGTCGGACTAATTCTTGGCTTCCACGCCTCATCGTAAATTTTCTCGCGCGTATCCCTTAGCGCCCTGCTCTCAATGATTTCGGCCAGTGATGACTCGAAAATATTTCCGACGGGCCACTGCCTGGCCATAACGCATGGGTAGACGGCTCCGTTGGGCGCCACGCAAAGCTTGGAGTCCCAGCAGTGCCCACAAAGAGCAGCCATGTGGGCTTTCCCGCCCACAATGTCTTCCCCTCGGCCGAACTCGCGAACCTGGGAAGCACGCACAGATTTGACGCCGAGATCCTTCAGAAATGTCCGGGTACGCTCAACGGCTGCCTCGCTTTGCTCAAATTTTATTATTGCTGCGCGCGACTCGACGCCCTTGTCCGTGAGACGTTTCAGGTTCGTGACAGTGCGAGTGTGGCTGGACCGAACTCGCGTAACAGAATCATGAATTTGAGAATCATCAGAGTAAACGGAAGTCGCGAACTTGATGTCATTCTCCGCGGCAAAGTTCAGGACTTCCTCGGGAAGTCGAGTGAGATTCGTAAAAACCTCGATATATTCGAAGCCGATAGATTTGGCCTTCTTCAGCAAACGATAGAAATCGGGGCTGAGCTGCGCTTCTCCCCCTATGAACTGCAAGACCCTGCAACCAAGCGAAAATGCTTGGAGCATCACCGACTCATAATCGTCAGCCGACATTAAATCATCAGCGCCGCTCTCAGGAGTCGATTCTGTATAACAGTGGACGCATTTGAGATTGCACCTATTGGTGAGTTCCAACGACAAAAACTTGACTGTCGGCGGTGCGAATTGCGGGGCTTTGTCGGCACTCGCGCATTCGTCTGGGATCGTCGTCGCGGGCAGGTGCATAGCATACTCCTGAGTGGTGTAATTTAGAGGGGTTACTTTAAGACCTTCGCTTTGCTATCTAGTCCTGTATATTTTCCAGCCACTACGAGTATCTGTAAGAAAATACATCACAAACGCCGATCGCTCACGTTTATCTTTTGGCTTATAAGTCTCTCTGACGAACGCCACAGCGTTTCCGTCCGGCGATCCGTAGACATGCAGCACTTCCGTTGTCATGTCTCTAGTTGACAGGTACCCATCGCTTGAAGCGAAACCTATTTCTGAGAGTTGGGTCGAGAGAAATAGACCAGCATCTTGCTTGCGTACAGCTTCGTCGCGTTTGCCAAATAGGGCGCTAATATCGGCGTTCATGAGGCACTCCCCTAAAGTCCGAGCCTTTCGAACATCGGACGCTGCGAAAGATCATTCAGCTAAATCCGAATGGTAACGGCGAATGCGTCCAGACAGTTCCCTAGAAAGCGAAGTTTGGAGGATTTCCGCTCACCCCGCTGGTCTCGTCGCTGGGCGTTGTTGAGAAATGGAGCCGTCGACGTATTTGGGACAAAGATATCGGGAGGCCGCCAATCGACTTCTGGGCAATATGCAAGGATGGAGAGAACGTCATGGTCGAGCGCCCGAGCCGCACTGAGGCGTCATTCTTGTCCCTGGTGGCGGGCATTAGCCTGCTCACGCTGGGAGCATGGATCGGCCCGACCTGGGAGGGCATAGTGTTCGACGCGCTTGGGATGGCTTCTCTCGTCGCGCTGCTCTGGTTGTTCTAGCCGTGAATTGCGCGCTAATTTGACTATCTGCATTGCTTTTTGGGAGACGCTTATGTCTCGAGTAGCGTTGGCGCTTGTTCTTTTTTTTGGCTGTTGTGCGCCGTCTGGCGCATTGGCTCAGGAAGTTCCAAAGTTCACGCAGTTCCCCGCCGCGATCTATCGCGGAGGGACTCGGCTCAATCTCTCGACGCCGCAAGCATATTCATTCCGAACACGCTTGCGTGAAGCAGCGAGCGGGCCGATAAACTTTGGCGGTCACTATCAACTCGCGATGTGGGGATGCGGGACGGACTGCACGACGGGCGCATTCATCGACGCTACGACAGGCCGCGTGACCTTCCTTCCCACGGTCAACACCTACGAGATGCGCGACATTATCGATGATGCATTCAAACCGATCGAATACCGCCTTCGAAGCAGGTTGATCGTTTTCGCTGGCCAGTTGAACGAAACCGGCGCTAGCGGATGGCACTTCTATGCGGTCGACCGCGGCGAGCTGCTTCACGTCTTGACGAAGCCGTATAGGGCAGCCGGCGCCGACGCTAAGCAGGATGCTCGCCAGGCTGTCCAGGGAAGCGAAGGAAGCGCTGCTTCGTCAAAGAATTCCGAATCGTCGGAGGGAAACGACGTGCCTCGTCGCGTTGGACAATGCGTAGAGACCGAGATTGCTTCCCTTGGGTCACGGCTTGAGGGCGTGCCAGATAGCGGCTCGGCCATCTCCTACGCCAACGGCATTGTCGGCGTGAGTTACGACGTCGTCGAAGCCGTTCGACGCGCTCAGGTTGGCGACAAAGTCACGCTTTGTCTCGTTTCGGTGCCGTCTGATTGTCCGAAGGGGGACGATCGGGGGAAAGTCTATTCCGCCGTTAACAAGAGAACGGGCCAGGGTTGGTCATTGCCCGATGCTTCCCACATGTGTGGCGGCGCCTAGGCCGCCTCCTCGTCCCAATTTTCAGTCTTTTATCAAGAAAGTAAAGCTGCGCTTTCTTTGCGTCGCCTCTAGATTGGAGCCGCGCAAGTGCGCGCCGGTCACGTCGAAGCGCGCCCATCGAGTCAGAGCAGCCCGCTGGCGAGCTTTTCTCAGGCTCAAGCTACCAGGTAGCGGCGTGAGGTTTGCGCGCCGTGGGGTCTGCTTCTGCTCGATGGCTGCGGGGGCGCCGACGGTGGATTTGGAATGTGTGCTAGTCGCAGACGACGCCCGCTTGGTGCCAGTTTCAGAAGTTCAGCGCATCTGCCGCCAACATTCACGAATGATGCTCAAAGTCCGTTTTCTAATAATTCTGAGGCACCCGCCGATGACGAAAAGAATGCAGTCGAGACAATCTGTGGACAGCATCGTATTATACGAGCTGGCGTAGCGACCCACCGGACTATTTAGGAAAATGGACTATTCAGAATTTCGCAGAATTCAAGAGGTTCTAAAAGATCGGACGAGGAAAAATCTGAGAAGATTGGCTTTGTATGCAGACTGTATCGCCACCCCTTGGCTATGGTCAGAGCTATCGACAATCCTGTCTAGTCCGCGGAGCCTGCGGCCATTGCGGCCAAACGATGCGATTCGTAAGGGATTGTGCGTTAGTCCGAGTGACCGCATAAAAAAGCCTTTGGAGAAAAACTTTTACATCGCTCAACTCACTATGTTTGATGCGGAACTGAAGCGCTATTGCGAAGTCGTGCGCAAGCTTCCTCCCTCGGACAGATGGTTCGCAGAAGACGCGAAGGTCGACATGTTGCATAGAACAATCGTGCGGTTCCTCGACTATGCAATAATTCTGCTGGACGATGCGTCGCGCAAGATGGGCAGCGCGAAGCAATACGGAACGCTTGCAAACCGGTACGATCATCATTTCCAGATATACAAGGGTGCGGAACAGGTAGTGTATGGGCGATACAGCGCGCTAACCCATGACGACCACGCCCCTTATGTCGGAGTCGCGGTAATCCGCACAGCCATAGAGATACGCCTAAGGCGTGCATTTGGAATTCAGGGTCTTACCAACGAACAAGGCGGATTCCGCCCTATCGATCTTGGCATGCTGTTTGAAGCGGTAAAACCTCACAAGCAGAGAATTCAATTTGCCGTTGATTTTGATGATGTTATAAAAATATACCGTTGGAGCAATTTTTACCTTCATGGTGGCTGGCGCGACTATCCATGGGTCGCGGGCTTTTCTCTTCGATATCTGAATCCACTCATGACTGGCGGGCCTGTTGTACCGGGAACGTCCTGGTCAATTGATGGCGGGATAAAGATGCCGCGACAGATTTGGCGCGATATTCGCCGAACGCTTGATCCAGCCACCGCGAATGAGAGTTACTGGCTCAAACTGCGTGATTGGCTGTCGAAGAATGTCCTGCGCCGCCGCTCTGCTCCACGTTGGACTCTTGACGAAGCGAGGGAGGAGGATGCAGCGTGTACCTTTCTCGACTAGCGTCTTTGCGGCGTCCCTACGACCGCATTCCATACGTTTTTGACCTAGGAGCGTGCGCGGAAGAGTGACTGCCCAGGGTCATAGCCGGACTTCGACATCCGCAAGCGCCTCATGCGACGCCGCGCGGTCGAGAAGAAACTGCACGGTGCCGCGAATACGAGTTTCACGAAGAAGTGCGTTAGCGATGCGACCGCGAAGACTGGTGGTCACTGACCGCGTCTGCGATGATGTACTCGGCTCGGTCGCTGCCTCTAGCTGTCTTTCGTATCAGGCACACAGCCTCGATTGCACGTAAGCGAAAGCCGCTCCGCTTAACTGAGTTTGTGTTAAAAATTGGCGTAGCCGAAACCGGGGATGCTATGATGGATGTTGTTACCCAGAGCCTGCTCAGGGAATTCGCTCAGAGCCAAAAAATTGAAGCACAACCACAATCGGAACAGTTCGAGGCTTTCGTAAACTACGTAGTCGTTTCCGACATCTATCCTGAAGAATTTGACTTCGGCGTGATCGCGACCGGGAATGGAGAGTTTGCTTTAGACGGAATCGCGATCATCATTAACGATGCGATCGTCGATGACGAGGAACAGCTCGAAGACATTGTTGAACACAGCCCCGTGCTGCAAGTACAGTTCTTGTTCATACAGGCAAAAACCAGCCCCGCTTTCGAAACCGGCGAGATTTCAAAATTTTTTCAAGCGGTGCTTGATTTCTTCAGGGAGGAGGCGAGTTTCAGGCAGAACGAGCGCATTCTAGAGCTTCAGCGGATCAAAAATCGTCTTTACATGTCCGCTGCGAAATTTGTCCGAGGTCTTCCAAAAATCTCGTTGTACTATGCAACGACTGGCAGCTGGATGGAGGATCAAAATCTCTGCGCGGTGCGCGACGGCTTTCTCGCGCAATCATCTGCATTACATATGTTCGCAGCTTCAACATTTCATGCTCTTGACGCTACTAAGATCCAGAAGCTCTATTTCCAGACAAAAAACGCTTTCCGGATTACCATTCATTTTGCACAAAATCTTTCTCTGCCCGAAATCCCAAACGTTCGGGAGTCATATATCGGACTGCTTCCCATTTCCGAATACCTTAGGATCATTACCGACGAAGATGGCAACGTCCGGCGACGGCTGTTTTTTGACAACATTCGGGACTTCCAGGGCGACACCCCAGTCAACAAATCCATTGCGGAGACGCTGCGCTCGGAAACCAGCATCGAATTTCCGCTACGCAATAACGGCGTGACCATAGTAACGCGTAAGCTACAGCGTGTAGGCCCACAATTTACGTTGGAAGATTTTCAGATTGTCAATGGGTGTCAGACTAGCCATGTGATTGCCGCCACTTCGAACGAAGAGAATAAGGCGATCATGATTCCTATAAAGATCGTCGCGACAGAGGACGAAGAAGTCACTCGTCAAGTGATCATTGCATCGAATCAGCAGAACAAGGTGGATCAGGAAAGCTTCTGGGCGCTGGATCCGATTCACAAGTCCATCGAAATTTACTTCGAGTCAAAGTCTGGCGACCAAAGACTCTACTACGAGCGGCGTCCAGGACAGTTCAACACAATCGCCGGAATAGAAAAGGTAAGGATAATAACGAAGGATCTGTTGCTGAAGGCCTATGCCTCTGTTTTTTTGGAACAACCAAACCAGGTAGGCCGGTACTACAAGGATTTGACGCCGCTAACCAGGTAGGCCGGTACTACAAGGATTTGACGCCGCTAATTGGCAAAGAAATCTTCTCGCCCGATCACGAGGTCCACTCATACTTTACGGCGGCATATATCGCCTATCGACTAGAGTTTATGTTCCGCAACCGAAGAATGGCCAATGAGTGGAAGCCGTTCCGGTTTCAGCTTGCTATGGCGGCTCGCCTCATTCTTGAGCGCGAATTGAAGCTGGATCCAAAAAAGAAGCGTTCCCAATCTTATTGTAATGCCATTGATGGAGTGATGGCTGATCCCGATAAGGCTCAGACAATATTCGAGCGCGCGACGAAGGCGATCGAAGCGGCAGCGTCAGAGCTGAAGGAGCAGGGAGCTGGACTCGACCGTCGGACCGCAAAAATGCGGGACATGCGAGATAAGCTGCGTAGCATAATTGCGAGCGGCAATGAGCAAGCGACGCCCTTCGCAGCAAATTGAATTTGTGTCACCCGGTCGCGGGACGCCGCTCCACATCGTCTCTACAAGCAGAGTCTCCGTCGCTGGTTGGCTCTAGTTCTATTTCTGACCAATCAGGAGAGGTGCCCAGCGACAAGAAACTCTTGAGCAATCGACGATAAATCAAGGAGCTACGAAGGAGGGTCTCTTCGAGCTCCTTTTGCTCACCGAGTTTAAGCGTGCCTCCATGCACAATGCTATTGCGAAAGCCACTTAGCGCAGAAACTACGCTTCGAGTCTCCTTTCGCTGCTCTAATGTTCCCCCAATCATTTGAGCGGTCCTTACGCCGATCTTCCAGTTCACGGGCGAATTGTCGCCTTTCCCGCCGCTTACAGCAGTTTCAAAAGCGAGAACCAGATCCAAAGCACGATCGCCCGCATTGCGTCGGCACTGGCTCAAGACAAATCTTTCCATTGAGCGCAAGAGCTTGGCGCGCAGGTCTGGTGCCAGTTTCCACAATAAATCGGCCTCTCGCTTCAGTGAGGTCACATCGACAGTGACGAGCTGCGTGATGCTCGGCACGACTTCCGGAAGGAACCATGAGAGAGATCCGATACGTTCGCCCAATTCAAGATCCGAATCCTCGTATTCGAACCAAGCGCCGACAGCCAGGGGTTGACCAGCTACGGCGGCCTGCAAAAAATAAAGTGGAGCTCTTAAGTCCTCTTCAAGTTTTTCTATCTGCCGAATTGCCTCGTCCAGCCGACCAACATATGGAAAATTCGCCACTCCTCTCACTAATGCGGCGACCGGCTGTCCGAAGTAGCCTGTAGAATACCAAGCATGAAGAGGCCAAGGGATTGCTCTTCCAACAAGCCACTGCTTCACGTCGCTGTCTGGCAGATGATCAAAAGGTAGGAGCCGCAATCCTGGTGCGATCTCGACTTGCTCTTCAATCGCAAGGCCCCAGATTGCAGCCACAAAACAACCGTGGGCAGACCGCGTGTCCAACACACGAGTCAGCCAGTCTGCTGCCTCAAAATTAGTGGTGCGATCGGCGCGGTAGAAAATACGCAAAGAAAGATTTTCAGCGAACAGGCCTATTCCAGAGTTTCGGCTGAATAGCGATGAGCCCTCAACGCGCTTAAATGATTCACAATCAGCAATTGCCGCAACGAGTGGAGCTAAGACGCTCGGGTCGGGAGGGTATGCGGTCAGCAGAGTCCGCGAGCGTCTCCATTCGCGATAGTTTATAAAACTGGCTTCAAGCCCGGCAATAAGCCGCTCGCGATCGGATGCTGTGCGGTCATCTTCCCGGGTCATGACGCACGCGGCCTATTCGTCGTTCTCGGCATTCAATTTTTCGATCGGGATGGTCGGCGCGGATTTCTCCGTCACGCGCAGGCGGACGCCTGGGCCGCCTCCATTTCGCTCAATAAATTCGACGCCACCTTTTTCGAGCGCGCTGCGGAGGGCAATCGCATCGTTTGACGGGACATTTGTAAGGCCATTTGCCAGCTCTGTGCGCCGCACAGTCGTTACCCCGACTCTGGCTTTTTTGGCCAATTCAAAAACAGTCCAGCCGAGCAAGGCTCGGGCAGCTCTAATTTGCGCTCCAGTAATCATTTATGCTCGCAAGCTGTAAATTTGATTGCGGATTGAGTCCTTCGTAGAGGATCTATGTCTCCGTCCCATTCCCCTCTTTCAGTTTTTTCAGCTTCACGCCAGGCTCGTCGCCATAGGTGAATTCGACTCCGGCCGACCTGAGTGCGCTGCAGATCGCGGCGAGCGTGCTCTCCTCTCCGCCGGACTTTCCAGTCTCAAAATTGGTGATGGTGTTCCGGTGAATTCCTGATCGCTCTGACAAGTCTCTCACACTCCAGTTAACAAGCCCACGCGCGGCCCTTATCTGTGCACTTGTCACATGCTCAGCCATGTGTTATTTCCACATATGTAAATTCCACAGTGTGCTTTTAGCACAAGCGTCTTGCCGAAACCACCGTTTCGGCGAACGCCCCCGGCTTGCCTGGAGAAAGCCCATGGCCCCTCAGATTGCCGACGCCGCACCTCTCTTCGTCGAATATCGCCCCGGTATGCGCCGGCGCATCGCCGCCGCCGTCGACGCGCTTGTCGCGCTGCTCGATCAGATCGACGGCGACTCGGACGTCGAGGAAGACGAGCCGCTCGAAGACGACGCGCCCGCCGAGGACGTTGGCGACGCCGAACCGAGCCTGGGCGCCCTCGGGGGAACGTGGAACGCCGAGCACTTTGACCAGGGAGCCTGGGCGCATGGCTCCAAGGACGATCGCGAGGACGAAAGCGAGCTCCTCGAGCATGGGGGAGACGACGAGCCGACGCTCGGCGCGACGACAGCCATCAATCAGGAATGCGCATGGGGAGCGTCGCGCCGCTGGCCGGTCGAGGATGGCGAGCCTTCGCTCGGCTGGACCGCTCCGGGCCGAGGCCATCCCGAAACAGCAATGCGCGGCTACGACGACGAGCGCGAGCAAAACATTGGCGCCGATGATCGCGAACACGACGACGCCGAAAGATCCGCTGCGGCGACATGGATGGCGTGATGGAGCAGCACGGTTTTGGCGTGAGTTACGCCGAATGAGCACGCCGACCAATAGGACCGGGCTTGGCAAGCAACCGAGACCTTTCGTGAAATTTGCACGAAATGGCGCGCCCGGGCGACGCACTGGCGATTGGGTAGAGTCTTTCCCGTGGCGCTTCGCTTCACACGGAGCGTCGAGCACGGCCCAGGGGCGTGCTATTGCCAAACAAGAGCCTCCGACGTGGAGCCGCGATTGGAATAACCATCGCGCCCGCGTGGCGCGAAAAAGACGCGTGGGGATAGGGCGACGGCCCGACAAGGCGAGAGTGCATCGCTCGCTTTCCCTGCGCTCCATGTCGATGCGCGAGATGCACGCGATGAGTTGGAAAGCTATTGGCCCATGCGATCCGCGTCCCCTGGACTGTCTTTCGCATGCAAATACGCCCGGACCAGACGATGCGCCCTTTACGAGGCCTGGCTATACGCTTGAGGAAGCGTCTACCCTTCTCTCGGGCTCGGCTGCGGTCAAAAGTTCAAGAACAAACCGATCTCTCAGCATAAGAATTTTGCAGAAGAATTTCGCGCTGTGGGGCCGATATGAAGCGGAAAACCTCTTTCGTCCGATCGAACGCGATCATTGGCTCAAAATTGATGACGCGAACGCCTCAAAACTTGTGGATAAGTCCACAGGTGGTCGTTGGCATGATGTCCGGTTCATCCCTGAGATTTACGCGCCCAACATCCACGAATTTGTCGACGGACTTCCGTTGCGAAGGGTGTTTGCACGCGTCGTGCTCGGCGATCCGGAAAGCCGTGTCTTGTTTGTCGCCGCATGCAAGGTGGCGCCATGCATCATTCGTATTATCGCCGAGTGTCGGCTATTTGGGCCCGACCAATTGCTCAAGCTCAAAGATACAAATTTTCTTCATGCTCGCTGCTCTCGTAACTTGAAAGAGTTAGCAGGAAAAGAAGTAAAGCTGGGCGCCTATCCAGATCTGACGGGCCGAAAATCCAAAGCTCTGCTCAATATTTTATCTCTCGGGAAACTATTGTCCGACGGTTTCTATCAACAGGACTTGCGCCACAGAGTTGCGATTGATCCAGAACTATGGACACGCCCGGAATATGCGATCGATCTGCTAAAGGGTGATCTCGTCAACATTGAGAGCGGCGTCACGGAGTGGCGCGCGATCGTGTTGCGGGCGCCGAAGTTTGTTGCTGAGTCGGCGTCCCAAGTCGCTGACGCAACGGCGGTGGCCAGTTCTTGCGAAAAGCGTGATGGCGATGAGGGCGATGAGTGCGACCTCATGCTTGTGACAGAAGCCGCGAAAAGTGTCGGGGTCGAATATGACACTCTTCTCAAGCGCGCCACACGGCAAAATGTAAAAAAGAAAACCGGCCTCGGGGTTTGCGTCCCGCGAAGTTGGGTAGCTCAGCAACAATATGATGATCGAGCGTAATAGGTCTGTCCGGTTTTGTCCGGTTTGTCCGGTTTGTCCGTCCGCTTGCCGCCGCTCGCGATGACGGCGCAGAATCGACTCACTCACACACCGCTTCGCACTCATACGAGAGCGTCTGAGGGGAAGACCAATGGCGGACGAATTTACGAAAGGCGCGCTGGGGGAACGACGGCGTATCGCGACAATTCTGAAGGACCCCGAGGCGGTCGGCAGAGCGGCGCTCGCCCAGCACCTCGCACTCGAAACATATATGTCGCCTGGTGAAGCGCAGCGTGCGCTCGCCGCCGCGCCCCGCGGCAATCGAAATCGAAAGCCAGGGGAGGGGATACGCGGGTTCCCATACTCCATTAGGCATGAGTGATGACGGTTGCCGAAAATCGTCGACGACTAGGAATCACGCCGCGCTTATTGCGGCGAGAGCGCGCGGCCGCCTATCTCGATATTTCCCCCGCTCACTTCGACGCGCTTGTGAGATCGGGCGCTCTCCCGCCGCCGAAGCGGCTCGGCTCGGCTGTGAAAGCGTGGGACGCGCGCGATCTCGATGCGCGAGTCGATGACCTCCCTTACGATGGCGCTGCGCCCAATGCGCCATCCGATTGGGATTAGCCGACATGCCGCGTAAGGACTTCCCCTTCGTTCAAAGATTCATCGATCGCCACGGTCGGCTGCGCTTCTATTTCCGCAAGCCCGGACATAAGCGCATCGCTCTTCCCGGCCCCTACGGCGGAGCGGAGTTTCTCGCGGCCTATCAGGCGGCGAGCGAAGGCGCTCCGCTTGAGGTCGGCGCAGCGCGCACGGTTCCCGGCACCATGAACGCTCTCATCGTGAGCTACTACAGGTCGCCAGGCTTCACGTCTTTGCGGCCCTCGACGGCGCGCGTCTATCGCAACATCATCGAACGGTTCCGGGAGGAGCACGGTCACAAGAGCGTTGCAGGAATGCAGGCACGCCACGTGCGCGCGATCATCGCCGCGAAGGCGGCGACGCCGGACGCGGCAAACCGGCTGCTCGGCATGATCTCGCTTCTCATGGATCATGCCGTCGCCGAAGAGATGCGGCCGGACAATCCGGCATTCGGCATTAAGCGCCTTCGCCACAAGAGCGAGGGCTTCGCCACATGGCGCGAGGACGACATTGGCGCCTTTCGCGCGCGCTGGCCGCTCGGCTCCCGCGAGCGCCTCGCATTCGAGCTCGCGCTCGGGACAGGACAGCGCCGCGGCGATCTGGCCCGGCTCGGCTGGCGGAACGTCGCCGGCGGCGCCATCAACTTGAAGCAATCGAAGACGGGCTCGGCGGTCGCGGTACCGATCGTTCCTGAGCTGCGCGCCGCCCTGGATCTCCTCTCTCGCGACCGGTTGACGTTCATCGCGACCTCGATCGGCGCGCCTTTCACGCCCGCGGGCCTGGGGAACTGGTTCCGCGAGGCCGTGCGTGCGGCCGGTCTTTCGGATGAATTGTCGCTACACGGCCTCCGCAAGGCCGCGGCGAGGCGCTTGGCCGAGGCGGGGTGCACGACGCACGAAATCGCGTCGATCACCGGTCACAAGACGCTCTCCGAGATCGAGCGTTACACGCGAGAGGCGGAGAAGGCGCGGCTCGCCAAAACGGCGAGCGCAAAGATCGTCCATGCGTTCGGAGGGAAGGGGGAAGAGTGAACAGAAATTGTCAAACCGAGCCGAAAGGTTTGACAATTTTTCGCATAAACGACTGAAAGCAGAGGAGCTAAAAATGGGAATGGTCGGAGTGGCGGGATTCGAACCCACGACCCCTTGTCCCCCAGCCTTAACTACGCATCCGAGCCCAGCCGCGCGATTCCGCAACACGCCGGAAAACAGCTAGTTCTCAGCATCTAGTGCGGCTGTCTTCCGCCCCTCTCCGCCCCATTCGGCAAAAATTTCTAGCCCATGGGCTAGAATCGACCTACCGTAACAAGGGGCCGATAAGACAAGGGGTTTAGGGCTAATGGCGGAGATTTTGACCGAGCAAGCGATCAAAACGCTGTCTGTGCCCGAGGGCGGGCGCGCCGAAATTTCCGACATCCGCTGTCCAGGGCTGCGGCTGCGCGCGTCTGCCAACTCGAAGGCGTGGTATTTCGTCGGCGCGACCAAACGTGGCGCCAAGATGGCCCGCGTGAAGCTCGGACGCTGGCCTGCGATGACCCTTGCGGTCGCGCGGCGGCGGGCCGACGAAACACGCGCCGCGCTCGCGGACGGCGCTTCGAAGGCGCAACAAAACGGGGACGATCTCACCTTTCAGGCGCTCGCCGATCGCTACGTTGAGCAGACGAAGCGCCGAAAATCGTCGTGGAAGCAAGACGAGGCGTTCCTGAAAAGGGCGACGACGACGCTCGGCGAACGCCGTGCGAACAGCCTCACGCGCTCCGACTTCGCAGAGCTATTGCACGAGGTGGCCGCGACGGCGCCGGTCTCGGCGAATCGGATGCAGACGGTTTTGCGGACGATGATGGGCCACGCCGTCGACGACGGTCTCTTGCTCGCTAATCCGCTGGCAGGCGCGCGCAAGATCGGCGGACGAGAAAAGGCTAAGGATCGCGTCCTATCGGATCAGGAACTGAAAACGTTGTGGGCTGCCTTAGACGACGAGGAAGCGCCTGCAGCGTTGACGATCCGAATGGCGCTTCGAACGATCCTCTTGACCTGCGCGCGTCCCGGCGAGGTTGCGGGCATGCGACGCGATGAGTTGGCGGACCTCGACGGAATGGCGCCGGCTTGGCTGCTGCCGGGGGAGCGGACGAAGAACGGCCGCGCCCATTTGCTTCCGTTGTCGGCGCTCGCCGTCGATACGATCAAGATCGCAATGCAAGCGACGGATGCGATCGGCGCAGGCGAATTTGCCTTTTGCTCCAGATATGAATCTGCGGAGCCGATCGCTCGGCATTCGCTTTCGCAGGCAACGCGCAGACTGTGCGCGCACTATAAGCTCGCCGCCTTCACGCCGCATGATCTCCGGCGGACCGGCGCGACGCTCGCGCGTGCCGAAGGCGCTCCGCGTGATGCAGTCCAAGCGCTTCTCAACCACCTGCCAGATGACGTGACGAGCATTTACGATAGATATTCGCTGCAGGCCGAAAAACGTGACGCGGCGGAGCGTTTGGCGCAGCGGCTGTTGCGCATCGTCGCCAGCGACCATTGACAACATGTTGCAAAAAAGTGTCGCCACAACGGATTGACGCCGCGCGCTGCCGCATGTTACGCCGCCAAAATTGATTGGCGCGAGTCACGACCGCGCCACGCCCGCAACGCCGAGTTGCGGGGAGGGGTCTTCGATGAGCCGGTTAAATGTCCCGGCGCCCCTGGCAGACCGATAAGCGACATCGGCGCATCAGGTGATCGTTAACGAGCAGCAAGGCGCGGCTCGGGAGCGGTCCCTTGAATCGCGCCTATGGACTATCGGGTCATGAAGTTCAGCAATGACAAAGGTGGCGCTGCAGCGCCGGGCGATAAGAGTCTTTCGCGCGTTTATGACGCGGGAGATTTGGCCCAACACTTCCACGTCGACACAGACACTATCAGCGCATGGGCGCGCAACGGCGTGTTGCCGCAGCCGTTGCCGCTACCAAGCCGAAAGCGCCGTTGGGCGGGTCCGGTAATCGAGGCGTTTCTGCGCGGGGAGGCTGCCTGATGACTCAGCTCGCCGGCTTCGAAAGCGCCATTCGCGCCTGCCGCGGAAATCGTCCTCTCACCCGAGCTGAGCGCGCCGTTCTCGATAGTCCGCCACCCGGCGTCAACGTCGATTCGGTCGCCTCGATTCTCGACGGCTATATCGGCCGCGATGCGGGCGCTTATGCCTCCTGGATGCAGGAAAAGCACGCAGATCGCCTTCAAACATTCCACGCTATTCGTGCTGCCATGCATGGCCGCCGCGTTCCAACAGGACACGATGTCTGCAAGCTCGCGAACGATCTGCGTCTGCTCCACGGAATCACGCCGTCAGACCTCTGCACGGCGCTTGGCTTGAACGACGGCGTGTCGCCAGTAATGGCGGCAGACCGTTTTGAGGTGCTGATGCGCGGTCGTGCGAATGATCGATCAGCACGACGGAGCGAAGATTCGGTGCGCACGATCTACGCGCGAGAGGGAGGCTCTATATGACCGACACATCTGTGTTGCCTCATGTTGCACAACGCCTCCGGCGTCGCTGGATTCGGTTCCTGGCGACGCTCGACTCCGATCATTGGTTGTCGTTTATTCGTTGTGCTGCTAGCGACCCGAAAACCACAGAGGACGAGTGGGCCGAACTCAAAGAAGCCGCAGCGCTGCGAAACGAGGAACTGCGCCGGCAAACGGAGTCGACGCCATGAGTCATTTTGTGCCTCTCGAATCAGTCTGTGGCGAGCACATTGTGCTCGTCGCTGCTGATGACATAGACAGCGTCCACGTCTCGCACGTCGACGAGCGCGGGTGTCATCCTGTGAGCTTGAAGCGGGAGCATCCTGCCGAACTGTCGTTGCGGTTTCTGCATCACCTGCATCCGGCGCCGGCCGATCACGTGTCTAGATTCGACCTTGCGCCTCCAGGCTCGCCGCCACGATCGGCGGCAAAGCCAGAAGACCTGATCGACTCGCGCGACTATTCACCTGAAGAGTTTGCCGATCTCGCCGCGACGGAACATCTGAAGGCGCTTGCGCGGCGTTTTCGCGAACGATCGATTGCCGATGGCGAGGAAATCTCAGAACACGAAGCTTGGCTTCGTTCGAATGAGGTTCGTGCGCGCGCACTTGGCATTCCAGAGGAAGAGATCACCAAGGCAAGAGCGATATTCGAAGCCAACATCACTGATTGAGATGAAAAACGCCCGGCGCGCTCTGACAAAGCGGCCGGGCAAGTCATTAACCCAGAAATGCAGGTCTTACGTAGTGCATAAATGTCTTGATGTCAAGACGACCTTGACAAACAATTGTTCGGTCCCGGAGCGGCGCAAGGCGAACCGGGCCGCCGGCCGAGCGCTTGTCGCCGCCGGCATTCCCGTTGTGCCGACGCGCGATAAAGTGCCTGTCCCGGCCGCTTGGCCCAAACTTGATTCTGAAATTTCAGACGACGAACGCCAAATAATTACTGCAGAAGCGAAGGCGAAGAACGGCTTTCCGCCGATGCACGTGGGGTCGACTCTCGACGCCAGCTTGGTCGACACCTGGACAACCACACATGATCTTACGCCGAGCGTAAGCCTCGGGGCGGCTGGCCTCGTCGTGCTGGACCTCGATAAAAAGAACGGCGTGGATGGTGTGGAGTCGGGCCTCAAATGGCTCGTCGAGCATGGCGTCGATATTGAGAAATGTCCACGCGTGCGCACGCAAGGCGGCGGCCTGCACCTCTACTTTTCGAATCCCGGCAACGTTGGCTGCGGACGCCGCGCCGATTTGCAATGGGACTTGAAAGGAGTGGGCGGGCAGGTTGTCGCGCCCGGCGCTGTGCGAGAGTCAGACGGCAAAAGCTACACAGCCGAAGACGGCGCGCCGCCGCTCGCGGACGCTTTTCGGAATGGCTCCATTCCGCCGATTCCTGATGCGCTTGTCGCGATGTTTCGCGGCGCAGATCGTCCGACTAACAACGTCACAAAAATCGACGAAGCGCGGGGCCGCAAGCTGCTCAACGAATCCGACTGGCTGGACTTTGGCGAGATCACTGACTCGGACCTTGGCGAATTTGATCTCGACGCGCTCGCCGAGCGTGACGCCGAGTGGCGGCGCATTCTTACCGCCTCGGACAGTAGGGACACAGGTGGCGACGACTCGTCGTCTGGAAATCTCTTTAACGCCGCGAAGTGTCTACATCGCGAGTTCGGCGACAAGCTCAACCTGCTTGCCTTCGCATCGCTTGTCGACGGTGTGAACGATAAGACCAACGGCGCCGCGTTTGGTGACTACGTTGGCGACGATGCACGCGCCCAAGGCCAATTCAATCACCGTGACCTTGTCAGAGCATTCGAGAACGCTAAGCCGGTCGCCGAGCGTCGCGGCGCGATATCGGATGGCTCGGCTTTCACGGCTGTTGACGAAGAGTCAGAGCAGGCAGGCGAGGCCGATAAGGCAAGGCGCAAGATTAAATCCCTCGCGGAATTTTGCGCTGAATACGCGCCGGTCGAATATGTCATCGATGGCCTGATAGAACGTGGTAAAGTCTACACATTGACCGCGCCAACAAGCGCCGGCAAGACGACGCTGCTGTCATCGTTGGCGCTAGCGGTTGCTGCGAAGCGTGACGACGTGCTTGGAATTGAAGTAGAGCAGGGGCGCGTCGTCTATTGCTCCTTCGAGAATCCCGACGATTTTCGGGTCAAGTTGCTCGCCGCAATGGAGGGCCATAGCGTTTCGAGCGGCGACGCGTCTGACAATCTCGACATCATAGACGCCCATGTGACGCCGGGCGGGATTCGAAAGCTTGTGCGGCAAGCAGGCAAATGCGCCCTGGTGATCGTCGATACGCTTCAAGCCGCATTCCAAGGCGATGACTCGAACAGCAATGATCAGGTCAAGAAATTCGTCATGTCGCTTCGCGACCTGACTCGCCTTCCGGGGCGGCCTGCGGTGGTGATTGCAGCGCACCCGGTGAAGAACGCCGGTCGAGATCAGTTGTCGCCCTACGGCGGAGGCGCTCTGCTGAACGAGATCGACGGGAATCTTACGCTTTGGAAAGAGCGTCGGAGCGCGATTGCCGAACTTCATTGGCAGGGCAAGTTGCGAGGCCGGACATTCGAGCCCAAGAATTTCGAGATCGCAGAGATCGTCACGAAACTGAAGGACGCCAAAGGCAAGGCGCTGCGCCTGCCGATCGCGCGGCCCAAGTCATCGGAGGCTGCCGACGCGGCGGTTGTCGCGGAACGGCGGGACGCGCTTGCTGGCGATGCGGCGCTGCTAGTCGCAATCGACAAGGACGCGAAGTCGAGCTTGACGGATTTGGCCGTGGCCGTCGGGGCTTCGAAGGCGACGATCGGCAGGCGGGTCGCCGGGCTGGTCGACCGCGGGCTTGTGAAGCAGAGTCCTGATGGCAAGACGTTGACACGCAAAGGGCGGGCAGCCGTCGCCGAGGCCAAGAACACAGCGGAGGCGGCGGGAGGTTGTTTCGAGCCTGTGGGCGATGAGGAGTCGGTGTGACCGGCGACTAGCTCCTGTGAGAGGGAAGCCCGCCGTCCAGGCGGGCTTTTTTGTCTCGTCTGCCTGAAAACAACCTTGCGAGGTCTGAGACGATCGGTGAGACGCCGTCTCACGATTCGTCTCACGTTTTTGTGAGACGTCTTTGTGAGACGATCTGTGAGACGGTGAGACGATTTTTCGATAAAGCACTGAATATAAAACGTTCGCAGCGTCGGAGCGTGAGACGATCATGAGACGATTTTCGGCCGGAACCCCTCTATCGTCTCACCGTCTCACGCTTTTCCTTTCCTAGAAGGAAAAGCAAGTGAGACGCGAGACGGGGTTGAGACGCGAGACGGCGATTAAGAGGACATGGGCCGTTAATCGCCTGAGGCGCCAGCGCCGAAGTCATCCCATGACGGCGGTTCTGTCAGGTCCATCCAATGGCCGCCGTCATCATCCGCCAACGGCGCGTCATCGTCATCAAGCCCAAACAGCGAGCGCAGGTCCGGCGGAGTTTTAATGGGCCGTGTAGAGCGGAGATCGGCGGCCTTGATCAGGACGCAATCGCGCGCCGGATCGGTCGCCTTGGGCGCCTCCGGCTCCAACGCCACGTCCGCATCGATCGCGGAAGAGAATGCCTCGCCCAGCGTCCGCCGCAGAGCGTCCGCCGATGCGGTTGCATCTGCTCCTCGCCAATCATCGGCGGTAGGCGAGGAGTCGACGCGGGCGCCGCGCGCCTGCATGACGTTGTAGAGCGCGAGCGCCTTTATCTGCCGCAGACCCGTTGGCCGGTAGCTCGCAGCGCGCAAAGCTGCTGGCGAAGGCGTGCTCGGCGCGCACCATTCGAGCCATGCAATTGCCAAATCCTTCAACCCGAGGGCGCGCGCTTGTTCGATGAGATCAACTGGAATGCCGCTAGGCGTTTTTGCTCTCGGCTTGCGACCGGCGCCAGGACGGGCGCCACCGCGTTTCGATGGAATCTTGATCAAATCCATCCGACAAAACCTCCAAAATATTTGAAAACCACAAGAGACGCTGACGGCGAAACCGCCCATATTTGCTTATCTGAACGCCGTTCATATAGGCGGCCAGATTTGATTTGTCAAAGCATTTGAAAAAATATCGGCGGAAACGACCTATAGGGTAGAGGGGCAATTCCCACGCCTCACGCGCCTTCCGGCCAGACGGCCGATGCGGCGCCAATCTTCTCTCAGCAATCTTCCTGTGCGCCGGCGGTCCAACCGCCGAGCGCTCATTGCCGTTGGACATCAGATGCAATCGAACCACGATCCGGCCGATCTACTCGGCCCTGCGACACTGCGCGCCTATTCCGCACTTGCTCAGCTCGCCGACGATACCGCACAAGCGCACGCTCGATACATGACCCCGGCGCCCGAGGCCGAACGGAAGTTCAACTTGCGCGATTTCATTTTAGAGCCGCCGCGGCGCTCGCCTCCAACGCGCATCATCTGCGATTCCCCTTGGCTCAGCATCACCATAGGCAACACAGATGGCGGTCAGTGAGTCGTTCACATCGCCGCGCCTAGTCGATGAAGCGTTTCAGAGCAGAGTGCGCCAGAACGCCAGCGTTGCCTTGTGGAACATGTTTCAGCGCGTCGAGATCGAATCCGGCGACAAGGTTCACATCGCTTTGACCGTCGAGACGCCGCGCGGAACAATCGTCGACCGCAGAAGCTTCGTCGCGCCAACACGGATGGAAAAGTGAGATGGGCGACATCGGGTTAAAGGTTGAGTTCGATACTCGGGAATTTGAGCACGTCCTCGACCTCGCCTCGCGAGAGACGCGCAACGCTTTGCGCCGATCAGTCGACCGTGCGGCAAGGACCGCGCGCAGAGAGACTATCCCGGTCATGGCGGCCGACATCGGCGTGAGCAAGAGCGTTTTTGGAAAAGCCGTGCCGCCTGTGAAGGGAAGCACTCAAAATAATCTATCGGCAACGTGGACGATCTCGAAGGCGCGCATCAGCGCGCTGAAGGTGGGTAAGTTCCAGCCGGTCCTCTCGCCTCTGCGTGGTTCATATGCCGGCTCAACATTCCGTCTCACTGGTGGCGGTTCGTCGTCGCTCCGCATCGGCAAATCATTCGTGATGAATGTCGGCGGCAATTCACTCTTGATGGTGAGGCAGGGGCGGGGACGTTCCAACGTGAAGTCGATTTATGCTGAAATGCCGCGGACTGGAATGGAGCAGACCGACGGCGCGCCGAGGCTTAAATGGCAGAGTGTCGCCGAGCGCGAACTTGCGAAAGAAATTGCAGCGAACGTTGGCGTCGCTCTCAGTGGCGGCACAGTCCCGACGCTAACGAGCGAAGGTCAACCGGGTCCTTCCGACGCGCTCCAAGCGCTCCGCGGGTCCGCTGCCGCGTGATTTTCGTTGAAAACACCGACGTTTCTAATAGTGTCAATCGAATATTCGCGAGACCCATCAAATTGAAGACTTGTTGAAGCCTTGCGAGCGCGTCGCTCCCCACAACGGGTCATAGAAAATGGCGGAAATCCTTTCTCCCGGCGATGATGATACATCAAACCTAAACAAGTGGCTCCGTGCAGTCGCCAATCTGATCGGCGGCTCGATTCCGGTTCTAGGCGGAGTTGTATCTGCAGCGTCTGGTGTATGGGGTGAGACGGAGCAGGAACGCGCCATGGACGCGATCCGCGCTTGGGCCAAAATGCTCGAAGACGAGATGAAGGAGAAACAGAGAACGATTCTTGATGTCGTTAGTCGACTTGATATGCATGACGAAGAGATCGCCAACCGCATTAAGTCGGACGAATATCAGAAACTTCTAAAGAAGGCATTCCGCAATTGGTCGGGAACTGAGAGTCGCAAGAAACAAGAATATATTCGAAACATTCTTTGCAATGCCGCCGCTACTAAAATCGTTAGCGATGACGTGGTGAGCCTCTTCCTCGAATGGTTACAACGCTACTCCGAGTTTCATTTCGCGGTCATTGGCGAAATTTATCGTCATCCAGGCTCTACACGCGGTGACATTTGGGAACAACTCGGCAAAGGGAATGTGCGGGAAGACTCCGCTGATGCAGATTTGTTCAAGTTACTCATTCGGGACCTATCGACCGGCGGCATCATTCGCCAGCATCGTGAAACGGACTACGCTGGAAATTTCATTTCCCGTCCACGGCCAAAAACAGTTCGTCGTGGCATTCTTCCAGGTAAGCCGATGAAATCGGCTTTTGACGATTCAGAACAATACGAGCTAACCGCGCTAGGCGAACAATTCGTACATTATGCAATGACCGAGTTGTCGATCAAGATCGCACACCAGAGCGCAGGAACGTCGCCAGATTTTGAAGAGGCGCCGAGTTCGGATTCCAAATAGCGCTCGTGGCAGCTATATCAGCATCTTTGGCGACACCATCTCATGCACGATTATGATCTCCCGTCCGCGGCGGGAATAACCGAACTCGCCGAAGCGGCGGGCCTCTCGCGCGACCGCGCTAAGCAGGTCCTCGATACCGCGAAGATCAAACGCGACAAGTATCGCAAATATCCGACGGAATTGGCAATGCAGGCTTTGCTCGCGTTCAGCGACGCCGGCAAGGCGACCGGCCACGCCCTGAACGGCTATGGCAATCCCGACACGCGCAACGATCACATGCAGGCGCTTGCCGCGGCTCGCGCAACCGCCGAGTCGGCTCGCGCACGCAAGATCGAATTGGAAGTAGCGAGCAAAGAGGGGCGACTCGTCTCGCGCGAAGCCGTCAACAAGACGGCCGTCGAGTTCGCGACGCATGTTCGGAACGGCCTGCTCGGCTTCCCGGCGCGTATCGCTCACAAACTTGTTGGAAGCCAAAGCGCCGATGAAATCGAGGGCATCATCGATGTCGCGATCCGCGAAGAATTGGCCGCGCTCTCGGACATAGACCATTACGCATTAGGCGAATAATCCTCTCATGACATCGATAGATGACGCGTCCGCGATCTTCGCGGCGATGCTGCGCGCGCTCGCGCCGCCGCCCAATATCAAACCAAGTGAATGGGCCGAACAGAACCTCGTTCTACCAAGAGAGTCGAATGCCCGCCCTGGGAAGCTACGCCTAACCAATCTCCAAAAGCAGATCGTCGACGCCGCAGCCGAGCCGACAACGCGCGAACTCGTTCTCATGACGAGCGCGCAGATCGGCAAAACGACCGGCCTGCATTCGATCATCGGTCACGCGATTTGCGGAGAGGGTGGGCCGCTATTGCTCGTCCGACCAGACGAAGGCGATATCGGCTCCTATGTCAAAGAGACGCTGGACCCTCTAATCGCCGCGTCTCCCGCGCTGAAAGGCGCGGTCGCGCACAGCAATGCGAACCTAAAAACGTTCGCTGGAGGGTCGCTCGCGCTCGCGTCGTCATACAAGGCGCCACAGCTATCAGGCAAAGCCATTAGGTTCGGCATTATCGACGAACTCGACCGCTGCGCAGTCGTGACCTCGAACGGAGAGGGCAGGCCAGAAGATTTAGTCCGGCGACGCCTTCATACATATCGACGCTCATTGCTGTTGCTCGCCAGCACGCCGACCTTTGCCACGACATCGCGCATTGCGGCGAATTACGAGCGGGGCGACAAACGGCTGTTCTTCGTCAAGTGTGAGCATTGTGGTGACGAAGCTCCCATTACGCAAGATCGTCTGCATTTTGAGCCGGGCAAACCCGAGGGTGCGCGCCTGTTGTGCCAAGCTTGCGGAGCGCTCGCCGATGAAGCCGAGCGACTCCGCATGGTCGCCAAAGGGCAGCTTCGACCAACTGCACAGGGCGAGCCGGGCGTCGTCTCGATACATGCAAACGAGCTTTGCAGCGAGTTCAGTTCACTCGCGAAGGTTGCGGCCCAAGTCGACAGCGCCAAATCGCTGGAGCAGAAAAAGTCCGTTGAGAACCTTTGTTTCGGATTGCCTTTCGAGGCGTCTTCCGAAGTCGAGAACGATCCGTCCGCGCTAATGGCGATGGCTGAACCTATCCAAGCCCCATACGACAAATCGATAGACTTCCTATCGTGCGGCGTCGACGTTCAATCAAACCGTATCGAGGCGCAATTCGTTGCTCATCAAACGTCCGGTCTAGAGCGTTCGATCCTGGATCACGTCGTGTTGCATGGCGACACGTCCGGCGCGCAAGTGTGGGATGACTTGGACGGGTTGCTCGGGCGAGTCTTCAAAACGCAGGATGGTCGAGCGCTACAATCGCAAGTGACCTTTGTCGACGGCGGGTTCATGACTGAAACTGTCGCGCGCTTCGTCATGCGCCAACGCGCCCAAGGCCGCCGATGCCATATCACGTTCGGCCGCGCCGGCTTCGATCGCGCCAACGTGAAGGAAGGCGCCAAAATCCGCGGGCTGTTGCGTGGGCTAATCGTGGGCGTCGACAACATTAAGATGAATGTGGCGAAGGCGCTTCAAAGCGGCACGATCAAAACGCCAAATCATCTCGACGCCGATTTCTTCGAACAGCTAAGCGCCGAGCGCTTAGCAGTCAAATATGTTCGTGGGTTTCCTCGCCAGCAATGGGAGAAGTCGCCGGACGTTCGAAACGAGGCGTTCGACTGCCTCGTCCTAGCGGTTGCCGCTGCTTCGCTCATGAACGGCCGCGCGGCGCCTGCCGACAAGGCGAAAACCCAATCCCTTTCCATCGCCGAGCGCGCTGCTCGGCTCCAATCATTGCATACCAGAAAGGCTGCTTAAGCCCATGTCTGAAACGAAGATCACCAAGTCCGTCGCAAAGACTGAGGCGACCGTCCGCGCCGAAGAACGGATGCGCTTTAAGGCCATCATGGAGAGCCCGGAAGCGCAGGCGCGTCCGAAGACAGCGCTAAGGCTTGCCCTATACGGCCAAACGCCGCCGGAGATCATTCGGGAGATGCTTTCGGACCTGCCTGCGGAGAGTCCCTTCCTTGCGGCAATGGAGCGAGAGGGCAGGACCGGCGTCGTCGCGCCACTCGGCGCCGCGGTCGCGTCTGACGATCCGAAGTCACAGCGTCTGGCGGAACTCAAAGAAGCGGCGAACCGCCACAACGTCGCCCGCGGCTACCTTACGCCCGCGGAAGCGAGAGCGCGCGGCGTCGATGCGAGGGTCTAATGCAGATCACCTATGAAGGGTTCGCGCCGCCAAGTCCCGACGCGCCCAAGTCCCTTACCGCCACATTCGAGCAAGCGCCACGCGCCGACTTTACTACCGCGACCAATGGGGCCGAACCGCGTCTGGCATGGGCGCGCTCGACTCATGGCGCCGGCGTCTCATTTTCGGACGGGGGCCTGTGGACGCTCAATATGGGCGGGCGGACTGCCCGTGACGCCGCGCTCGCCAGCCGCGTCTCGAATGACATGGCCACGAGCAATGCGCCGATTGCGACGCTGCTCCTTAACCTCACAACCCAGGCGATCGGCACGGGCCTCACGCTCTCCAGCAAGCCGCGCGCCGACGAGATCGGCGTTACGCCGGAGCAGGCGCGCGACCTTTCAAATCAGATAGAGACGAAATGGGCGGCTTGGGCAGGAAATCCGCTCGAATGCGATATCGCCGGACGTTTCGACGTTCATCAGATGGCCGGCGCCTTCTATCGCAATTGGCTCCTAAACGGCGAGTCGCTGGCAACGCTTGAATGGCTTGCTCTGAGAGACGCGAAGACGAAGACGAAGGTCAATGTCCTCGATATCTCGCAACTAGATCGATCCATCACCCGAAGCGAGAATGGGCGCAACATCATTCAAGGCGTGGCGTTCGACCAACACGGGCGCGTCGCTGGTTATATGTTGCGGCCGTTACCTTTGGGCGCTCAACGCAGCGCGCCGCAGGCGACTTATGTGGAGGGGTTCACCTCTTGGGGCCGCTGCAAAGTCATTCACGCTTTTCAGTTTGACGACCCGCGGCAGGTCCGCGGACTGTCGCCTCTGACCGGCGCGCTCACCCCGGCCAAAGAACAGGATACGCTAGCCGAATTTACGCTCGGCAAAGCTTTGATTGATACGAGCTTCACGACGACGATTGAGTCCTCGTTGCCCACGTCGGTAGCGCTCGACTCGCTCAGCGTGAACGATCGCGCGGGCGGAATCGCGTCGACCGTTGGCGAGTGGCTCGACTCCCACGAGCAATTCTATTCGAAGGCGAGTATTACGCCGCAGGTCGGAACGGTCACACATCTCATGCCGGGCGACAAGCTCATGCAGCATGAGTCAAAGACGCCGAGCAACAATTTCGAAGCCTTCGACAAGTCGCTGCTTCGAAAAACTGCGAAAGCGGCGGGCGCCGCCTATGAGGACATCTCGGGCGATTACGCCGACACGTCGTTTAGTGCTTCGCGGCTCGCGACCGCGCTGCCCCATGAGATCAATCTTCGCAGGCGGAAAGATATCGCCGAGCGCTTTTATCGAGCCGTGTTCGAAGCATGGCTAGAAGAGGCGATCGCGACGACGACGATCAGACTGCCGGCTGGCGCGCGCGATTTTTATGTAGTGAAAGATGCATATTGCTGCGCGCGGTTCCTTGGAAAAGGCCGGGTGTCACCGGACGAAAAGAAGACGCGCGAAGCGACGATCCTTGGTCTGGAAACCGGCCTTATCAGCATGACGGAAGCCTATGCCGAAGACGGCAAGGACTTCGAGGCTCAGATGGAAACGCTTCAACATGAGAAGCAGTATCTCGCAAGCGTTGGTTTGGAGCACCCATTCTTTGCCGCACAGCAACGTAAGAGGGCGAAAGCAGCATGAGTCCACCACTCACTCAAGGGTCTGAAACTGATGACTCCTGCGCGATTCTCCCAAAGTTGCGCGCGGCTTACTACTCGCTCCTAGCTGGTTCCCAAGCTGAAGAGATTCAATTTCGCGAGAGGCGAATTCGATATCATCGGGCAGACGCGCGAGCGTTGCAGAGCGAGATTCGACGGCTGGAGTCGATCTGCGGCGTCTATCACGGGCCGAAACGTTACGCCATCAGAGCTGGCGGATATCAGCCGCAACATGGGGGATTTGGATGGCGAAGCAGCTTCTAGCCTTTGCGCTCGGCGAGCGCTGGATTCCTGGTAATGACGCTGACTCTGTCGAAGCCGTGCAGATCGATGGAGTCGCATCGCCGATATCGCTTGAAGAGGCGCACGCAATGGGCGTCGACGTGAAGCGTGTCGCATGGCTTGATTACACTATGAGTGATGGGCGTGAGATGGTCCGCTACGCCGATATGTCGCTCGGTTCGCGTGCCAAGGCGGAAGCGGGCGGATTTTTGATCAAGCCCATGTCAAAGTCGATGCGCGCAGCAATCGATCGCGACCAAGCGCGCATGGCCGCAGACGATGCCGCGTTCGCCGCCAAGCGGAAGCAGAAATTGGACCGGAGAGCCGCGACGGTCGAAAAGCCCCAAACATCCGGGCCACCATTCGAGCCCGAGCAAACTTTGTCGCCATACGAATCTGCACTGCTCAATCTTGACGAGGCCCGCGTTCGGCCGCAAGCCGCGCGCGTGCTCCTGGAGATGCACAGCGACGAGTCGTCGCTTCCCATTCACCAAGCTGCCGCCATTCTGGCGGCGCTTCCTTTTGAAACTCGCCAATCTATTGAGGTCCCTTTGTCATATTCACACACTGCCGAAGATGCTGCCGCTCACGCCTTGCTCGTTCGCGTGACCGAATTGCGCCAGCAAGCGCTTTCGATGCGCGCCGCTCGCTACGGCGACGCCAACGCCAAGGCCGAAGCGCGCAAACTGAGTGCTGCGCTTCAGGATCATCGATCGAGCGGGGCAAACATCGTGGCTGCTCTCAACGCCATGGGCGCTGACATGTGTCCGATTGCGGATCAAGCGCGTCGCGTGGCGCGCGCGGCTTAATGGAGGCGAACGCAATGTCGAAGCCTGCCTCCCGAACCGTTCCGCTCTCCCGAGAACTTCAGACGCACAAAGGCCCAATCAAAGAGATTGTTCTGAACGAGCCGACGCTCAGAACGTTTCGCCAGTATGGCGAGCCGTGGAAATTGACGAGCAACAAGGATGGTCATTCGACTGAGTTCGATAATGCCGCGTTGACGGGATTTCTGGTCGACATGAGCGGACACGATGTCGTCGTTCTGGAAACTATGCCTGCGCGGGATTGGATATCTGTTCGCCAAGCGATGGTAGAGCTACTGATGGGGGTTGCCGGCGACCGCCCTACGGCAGCGTGACGCGCCTGATGGCCTCATTTGTCTATGACCTGCATATGCCGGTTTCCGATATCGAGGCCATGACTGTCACGCAAGCCACCTTCTATCTCGAACATATTTCGAAGTTGCAGAAAGAGCGCCAGCAATAGTGCGCGCTCTTTTCGTTCGATCAATTGCAGATCACGCCGCACATGGGCGGCCCAGGAGTTTCAGGAAATGGCCGGCGGCCCGTCAATCACAGCTACAGTTTCCGCGGTCGACCATGCGAGCCCCGAGCTTGCGAAGATCGCGGAGCGCATCCACAAAATTGCGGACCAGCTTAACCGGCTCGGCGTTCAATCGGGCCTCGCTAAGGCGTTCAACAATCCGGCCCTGGACGCCCACGCCCGCGCGCTGGCGCGCATCGAGTCGAACTATCATCGCCTCGCCGTCGCGGCGAAGCAATTTGCGTCGAATGTCGCCGTGCTGGCGTCGCCGGCCATCCTGCATGGGGCGGAGCAATCCCTGCATTTTGGCGCCGAACGCACGTCTGAGCAGTTCCGATTGACGCTCGCCGGCATTCGCGGTGCTGAACTGGAGCACGCAAAGGAACTTGCCGCGCAGTTGCAGCGCATGACTCCGATCTTGGATCAAACCAAGCTGCTGGAGCGCTACAAGGAAGTCAGATCAATCCTGCCTAGCCCTGAGGAAGCCGCGCACGTCATGCCGATGGTCGCGCGGACCGAGGCGGCGGTTCTGCAGAGTGATCCGACAGGGCAGGCGGCGCATGGCTTGCCTTGGATGCTGAAGGCGGCGGAAATCGCCGGCTTTGGCCAGGACATCGAAAAGCTCTCGCGCTATCTCGACGGCGCGGTTCGCGCCGTTCAGATCATGGGCAAGACGGTCAGCTTCGAACAGCTTGCCGATGTCGTGAAATACTCCGGCGCCGCTGCGCCGCTCTTGTCCGAACAGTTCCTCAATAAAACCGCAGCAGGTCTCGCCCAGGAACTCGGCGGGTCGACCGCCGGCCTTGGCATTCGATCATTTTTCAAGCTGCTCACGTCGAACCTTAAAGGCCCGACATCGCATCCGGCCTTGGAAGAGTTCCGCAATCTCGGGCTCATTACCGACAAAGACATTGAATTTAGCGGGAAGGGCAAGGCGCTCGGGTTGCTACCCGGCCATTTCATTCAAGGCCACGATGTAGCGGCTCACGATCCGGCGCAATGGGTCTGGAATACGCTGCTTCCTGCTCTCAAATCCAAGGGCTTTTCGGACAAGGAAGCCCAGATCATAGAGGCGCAGCGCCTCTTCCCGAACAGCAACGCCGCCCGCCTCGCCGAAGTGCTCATAAACCAAGAGCAAACGTTCCGGCGTCATATGACGCTGTTCGATCAGGCGGCCGGCGTCGACGGCGCGCTAAAGACTGCTGCAGGCGACCCGATCTCGGCGGCGAAGTCGCTCTCGACCGCCGTTGCTGACTTCGCGGGCACCTTGACCGCGCCCAACATGGATAAAGCTGCCGGCATTATGAGCGGCCTAGCGTCGGGCGTTGCGTCGCTCGGCGGATCACTCCAGCAATGGCAGAAAGATCACCCCTTGGGCGCGCAGGCGCTCGGCGCTTTGCCAGTGGGTGTTGCCGGCGTCGCGGGCCTTCAGTTGTATCGATTGGGCGACGGCGTGCTGAAGGCGCTACGTGGCGACTTCGGTTTGAACGTTTCGGCGGCGAACCTCAACGTCGCCGCTGCATCCCTAGAGATGGCTGCAGCGCGTTTGGGCGGCGCTGATGTGCTCGGCAAAGCGGTCGGCGCGTTAGGTGTCGGCGGGACGGCGGCGCAAGGCGCAGGCGCCGCGGGCGCAGTCGGCGCGACTGCCAGGACCGCCGGACTTCTATCGAGACTGTTCACACCCCAAGGACTGGCGATAACCGCCACGACAATCGTTGTCGGATCGGTTGCGAAGCTCATGATCGAAGAGGCCAAAGCGTTCGATCGCGCACAAGAGGAAAAGCGTCGTGGTCCTCGACCTTCAGCCTATGACGAATCCCGCCAAGCCGAATACGATCGAGCCGCGCGCGAGCGATATCTTAAAGCGCTCACCATATGGTCGCCGCGGGAGATCGATCCTTCGCGCCAGGGCGCGTTCAATCACCTATTCGGCACAGCGGAGATCATTCGCGCATCTGCGTTCCGCGGCGCGACGGACGGCGCTCGCTTCGCGCTCAACAGCCGATTGAGCGGCGCCGGCTATGCGGCGGGGCCGTTGCCGAGCTTGCCGGCGTCTCAGGCAGATAGACCCAAATGGCCGGGTATCGAACCGCATGGGAGCACATGGGCCGTTCCGCGCGAGATTTCCGTTCAAGGAACCGTTCAGGGTGAGGCCCATGTCAGTGTGGAAAACCATGTGCGAGTCGACGCTAGTCCGCAGTTCTTGGCGTCAATCGAGCGGCGGTTTGCCGACGCGTCGGCGCGAATGCAACTCGTCGGTAAGCTGGGAACAACGATGCAGGGCGGCGGAAACTCGCCGACGAGATCGGGTGTGGGCGGCGCTCCGCATGCTGCGCCGCTGCATTCGAACTTTGGATTCGGGCCGGCAGGCACTCGATAGAGGCTACTCTGTATGAGCTACATCAGCAGCGACTTTTCTCTTGTCGCACAGATCGGGGTTGCGATCATAACAGCGTTCTATTGGTTCGCGGCGACCTGCTTCTTTTCGGGCGTCGTGATTGGTCTATTGCAAGTCATCAGTTACGTGCGAACTCCGCGCCATTTGCGCGCGTCACGATTTCCAGAAATTCACGAATAGCCGGGCGACTCCAATCGTCGCGCTTGACGGCGAACTTGTGGGCGGAGCCCGGCGCGCTGCAAACGAGCGCAGACATATCCGCCCACAAGATCAAGCAAAATCTCCTGAGTGTGGGGAGCGCCCGCCGGCCGATAAGGTTGGCGGGCGCTTTTTTGTCTCTATTCTTTGTTGCGCGAATGTTGTGACATGTAGAAAGATACACTATACATCGTATGACAACAGTTATGCAGGAATAAGCTTGACGGCACTACGCGAATACGTCTACCTAAGCTTCAGGCTGTCACGGAATCGCGAGCCGGAAAGGAGCTTGGGGCGATGAGCAAAACATCCGCACGTGTCGCGCGGATTGATCGCGCAGCGGTCATGCGTCAAGCGCATAGCCTTCGCAGGCGCCGAGTTTTCGACAGTTGGTCTTAATGCCTTCGCTATGCATGGCGCGTGGCCAAGGATCGTCGCGACCTCGCGGCTCGCTAATCACAAAACGCGGCGAGGGCCGCCTGAATTTCTCCCAAACGTTAGGAGCCCAACACATGACGGATACGCCTACACGCCCCACTATTGAGCCGGCCGTTGACGAAGCGATTGTCGCAAATCGAATGTTCGCCGCTGCGTTTGAATGCGCGGTTTATGAGCGGCTGGCGCCCTTCGCGCGTCGCGCGCTTGAGGCGGCGATGAATTCCGACGATGACGGCGCGGCGCATCCTTTGGCGGAAATCGTGCACAATCATCGCCGCAACGCATGGCTCGCGATGGACGAGGCTTTCAAGGTAGACGCCGATCGGTCATTCAATGACTTCGCGCAAGCCGCAGCGCTGGAAATCAAGGCTGCAATCGGGGATGACGAAGACAACGTTGTGCGTTTCCGTCCGGCGAAAGAGAATTAATCGCAACGACAAAGCATGTCGGCTAAGTTGGGCAAACTTTTAGCTGGCAGGCGGGATGGCCGCTTTGCGTCTCGCGCGCTCCCCTACAGCGGCAGGATGAATCCGCTGTAGTCGTCAGGGTTGAACCCGTTGGAATCCTCATCTCCATCGGGGTCGGTCCACGAGCCGTAGAGATCATCAATCATGCCGTCGGAGGTCATGACGTGCAGTGGACTGACAGTGCGCCAGCCACGCCGCAGCTTCCCGAAACGCTGCTTATCAGCCGTATCCACCTCATGGTCGCCTGCCAGTTCGTAGGCAATTGCCCAATCGTAGTCGGGTAGATCGACGACGGGCATATCATCTCCCGCGTGCTTTGAAAGCACGGCATCGAAACATTCGGTATTGAGAGCCGCCAGTTCCGCGATTAGGCGTGCGAGGCCGGTTGAGGGCTCGGGGTTGAACGCGCTGCGTCCGACGAAGATGGGGCCTGACATCGGGAATCGATATGAGAAAAGCTCTCGACGATCCCGTAATACAGCCATCTGCGAACGCCAGCCGACGCGGCGGCTCGGATCGAGCGCACGCATGTAATCGGCCGTCCGATTCAAAATGTTCTCGTGATTCATCTCGACGGTTTTGGCCCCGCTCCAAACTACTTGCGGCGACGTCAGCAGATAGGCTCTGCAGGCACTGAGCAGGGCGTAGTAACTGAAGTACGGAACGCCCATGAGCAGGTTCCGCTCGTACGCGAATGCGGCGGAGCCCGCGAACAGCGCTGCGGCCGTGGCGAATTTTATCGCGAGATAATGGCGCAACAACCACCGGCTGTTGTCTTCAGGCGTAAAAGCCTTCGCGATAGGCGTAAACAGACGGCGAGTTGTATCGCAGTAGCGTGAGACCTGGCTCACATCTGCCTCAATCAGCAGCTCACGGTACCCGATGCAGTAGCGCGAGCGCGATGCATGCAGGATGTCCTCGTTCGTCATCCGGCTCTTCTAACAACTAACCTCACCGTTGCAACAAAGCGGCGCTTTCCCATGACTGGATCACAAGCCGAGCGGCCCCGTTGTTCCCGTTCCTTTTCGGTGAGCTTCCGCCTCGCGTTCGGTCAGGACCGCGTGCCAGATTTCGTAAGTCTCGCGCACCATCGCGTCGATGGTGTCGAAATCGAAAAGCTCAACTCCCGTCGCTGTGTGCAGGTTGGGGGTCCGCACGACGCTCTCCCCTTGCCCGTGCGTGCCAAACTGGATGATTGCCAGTTCCACCTCTGAGAAGTCAGGATCAGCAGCACGGATGCGCTCGTGCATAACTGAAAACGCGAACCGTCGCCCCTCGCTTGTGAGCTTCTTACCCCGCCGAGGGTCGATGAAAGGAATAGCAGGTCGTCCGTCCACCGAGATGACTGCCGGAATCCAATATGACACCTTTCCAGACAGCCCAACAGCCAGCGGGAAAAATTCGTGTCGACGTCCGGCAACGGAATGATCGTCGGCAAAGCAATACAGGGCATGGGCGACAGTTAGATTGGCGAGTTCTTCCGCATCGGTTCGAGACCGCTTTGATATCTCTTCGGCGATCTGCGCCCAGGGTGCGCGCGGCACAATCCCGAGCGGACCGGCCTCAACGTTCAGAATTTCGAGCTGTGACCGTCGCGTCGGTTGATAAGAGTAGGGCGGGTACCCCAT